TAGCTTGATGGACTTCTTAAAAGATATTGTAAAAGAAATAGGTGATGATTATACCAAACTCGCTTCCGACATCGACGAAACTGAAACTTATGTTGATACGGGTTCATACGTTTTTAATGCACTGGTTTCAGGTAGTATATTTGGTGGTGTTTCTGGGAATAAGATTACTGCTATTGCTGGAGAGTCTTCTACTGGAAAAACTTTCTTCAGTCTCGCCGTTGTTAAGAATTTTCTGGATAATCATCCCGATGGTTATTGTCTCTACTTTGATACTGAGGCCGCTATTACCAAGTCACTTTTAGAGTCTCGTGGTGTTGATACTACTCGCACTGTTGTAGTAAACGTTGTAACCATTGAAGAGTTCCGTAGCAAGGCACTCAAGGCAGTGGACATGTACTTAAAAAAACCTGTAGAAGAACGCAAGCCTTGCATTTTTGTGTTAGACTCTTTGGGTATGCTCTCTACAGATAAAGAGATCACTGATGCACTGAACGAAAAACAAGTTCGTGACATGACCAAATCCCAACTGGTCAAAGGTGCATTCCGAATGCTCACACTCAAATTAGGTCAAGCAAATGTCCCGCTCATTGTCACAAATCATACATACGATGTCATCGGAGCTTACGTACCAACGAAAGAAATGGGCGGAGGTTCTGGACTTAAATACGCAGCATCTACGATCATCTATCTCAGCAAAAAGAAAGAGAAAGATGGAACAGAAGTGGTCGGCAATATTATCAAAGCTAAGACTGCTAAGTCGCGTCTGAGTAAGGAGAATAAAGATGTTGAGATCCGTTTGTACTATGATGAGCGCGGCCTTGATCGTTACTATGGTCTTTTGGAACTTGGTGAGATTGGTGGACTCTGGAAGAATGTAGCAGGACGCTATGAGATGGATGGTAAGAAGATCTATGCAAAACAAATTCTTGCAAATCCTGAGGAATATTTTACTGAAGAAGTAATGCAAAAGTTGGACGAAATCGCAAGAAAGGAATTTAGTTATGGAGAAAGTTGAGTTTCTAATTCTTAGAAACCTTTTACACAATGAAGAATACTTAAGGAAAGTTTTACCATTTATCAAACCAGATTACTTTGAAGATACAAATCAAAAGATTGTTTTTGAGGAGATCGTTTCTTTTGTGCAAGAATATAATAAACTTGCAACAAAGGAGATCCTTTGTATTGAAGTAGAGAACCGAAAGGATATCACTGATACATCATTTAAAGAGATTGTTCATTTAATTGATAATCTTGATGATGTCGCAGTTGAATTAAATTGGATTGTTGACACTACTGAAAAGTGGTGTCGTGATCGTGCAATTTATTTGGCTCTAATGGAGTCAATTCATATTGCTGATGGTAAAGATGAAAAAAAGAATCGTGACAGCATTCCTAGTATTCTGTCCGATGCTCTCGCTGTTTCTTTTGACAATCATGTTGGACACGATTACCTAGAAGACTATGAGCAACGTTACGAGTCATATCACAAAAAGGAAGAAAAAATTGAGTTCGATCTTGAGTTCTTTAACAAGATCACAAAAGGTGGTCTCCCTAATAAGACTCTCAACATCGCTCTTGCTGGTACGGGTGTCGGAAAATCTTTATTCATGTGCCATGTGGCTGCTTCCATCTTACTGCAAGGAAAAAATGTTCTCTATATCACTCTTGAAATGGCTGAGGAGCGAATTGCAGAAAGAATTGATGCAAATCTCCTTAACGTTCCCATCCAAGAAATCTCAGAACTGCCGAAGCAAATCTTTGAAAACAAAGTAACTAATCTTGCAAAGAAAACTCAAGGCACTCTTATAATTAAAGAGTATCCCACTGCATCTGCTCATAGTGGTCACTTTAAATCACTTCTTAATGAACTTGCACTTAAGAAGTCATTTAGACCTGATATTATATTCATCGATTACCTCAATATCTGTGCTTCCTCTAGGTATAAAGGAAATCTTTCTGTTAACTCTTATTCGTATATCAAGGCCATTGCTGAGGAACTTAGAGGACTCGCAGTTGAATTCAGCGTTCCAATCGTCTCCGCAACCCAGACTACTCGTTCAGGTTATGGTAGCTCTGACGTTGAACTTACTGATACTTCTGAATCCTTTGGCCTTCCTGCTACTGCCGATCTTATGTTTGCTCTTATTAGCACAGAAGAACTTGAAGGACTCGGACAGATTCTGGTAAAGCAGTTAAAGAATCGTTACAACGATCCTACTATTCATAAACGTTTTGTAGTTGGTATTGATCGTGCAAAGATGCGTCTTTATGATTGTGAACAGTCTGCTCAGGACGACATCCTTGACAATCGTAAAGAAGAGGAGTATGATAATGAAGAAAAGAAACCAAAGAAATCTTTTGAAGGATTTAAGTTTTGAATTATTATTCGGTGTTTGATAAGAGCGGTAAAAAAATTGCTGATTGTGCAAACATTCTAGATGCAATTATGCTTGTTGAATTTGATTTGACAAGAACATATCGTCAAATCAAACACCTTAATCCCGAAACTGTAAACGTTCCTTATGTGAGACTGGCAGATGATTTTCAATTACCTGCACAACAAATTTTACCTCAATCAGAATTAGAACCTTTTATTGTATGACACAAGTTATTGACACTAACAAATATATTGAATTCGTTCGTCAAACAACGAGTCCTGCAAGCAGTAACTATGCAGATCTAGTTTCTCGTTTATCACAACTAGAAGTTGAATTTGATGCGGATGTTCCTCGTCTTATGACTGCTGCTCTGGGAATGACTGCTGAAGCAGGTGAGTTTACTGAAGTTGTCAAAAAGATTTTCCTTCAAGGCAAACCTTATAACGAAGAAAATGTTTTTCATCTGAAGCGTGAACTTGGAGATATTTGTTGGTATCTTGCACAAGCATGTATGGCTCTTGATACTAACTTTGAAGAAGTTCTGCAAATGAACTTTGATAAACTGAGTGCTCGTTATCCTGAAGGAACCTTTGATGTTTATCGTTCCGAAAATCGTGTTGAAGGAGATCTATAAATAAATTACCCTTCGGGGTTTTCTGGGGATATAGCTCAGTTGGTAGAGCGCCTGCTTTGCAAGCAGGATGTCAGGAGTTCGAGTCTCCTTATCTCCATAAATATTTCAAAAACGAATGTCTAGAAATACAGACCTAGCAGATGTTAATGAAATATATTGTGCATATGCATTAAATGGAAATGAATTTCCAGATTCTGCATCAGAATCACAGTATAATAAAAAATTAAACATGATTACTGAAGAGCAAGCCAACCAACAGATTGGTAGAGCAATTGCTATGGTTGATGAATTTTTGACATGGGCAAAAAGAAATGGTTATTCTGGTATTCAAGAAACTTATTGGACCGCTAGACCTGGATTTTCTTTTAAAGCAGTTGTTGGTGTAGATGTTGATCAGAGAAAAAATCCAACTGACGTTTTGATTAAATTTAAAAAAGGTGGATATCTTGGATTGTCCGCAAAATCAACAAAGGGGAAAGGTGATATTGGATTTAAAAACCCCGGAGTTGGAACTGTCGATAAAGATTTGGGATTAAAGTTAAACGATATTAATAAAAAGGAGCAGGATAATATTGTAAAACAATTTAAATTGCCTGCTTCTGCGTCAGCGAGAAAGGCTGAAATTAGAAAGAACAAAGCACTCCAGATGCAAACTGATAGACTGGGGTCAAAGGTTTTGAGTGATTGTAGAAATATTCTACTTAAAAAACTTAATACTTTAAAACCAGAAGAAAGAAGAGACTATATTATTAAAAGTTGGATTGATGCTAGTGAAGAGTTGTATCCACCATATGTTAAAGTTACTGGAAGGGGAACAAAGGATCCATATTCTGCTTCCGTTGAAGATCCACTAAATAATCCAAAATTAAAAGCGATTCTCAATGAGAGAATAACATTTGAAGAAGTGGGTAATGATTCTGTTGGTGTCAAAGCAGGATCTAAAAAAATACTAAAGATGAGATTCAAATATGAATCAGAAAAACTCGCAAGCAGTTTAAAAATGTCTGGTGATCCTTGGTAATAAATAAGTTTATATTAAGATAAATATGAAACAGTTTTTCAACTTTCTGAACGAAGCAAAAGAATCCCAAGCGTCAATGCAGGCACGACGCATGGGACTCAAGGGTGATGGCCACGGCGGTTGGTACAATCCCCAGGGAGAATTTGTTGCAAAAACAGAAAGTGGAG